GATTCTCTCTGTTAGGAATTGCAAAAACGTTTTCGGGATTTTCTAATCTTAAAAGAGACGTTGTTGCTATTTCTGAGTTTTTAATTGGAACTATAAGCAAAGCTGTTAACGCAGTGTGTGCTTATTTGGACATCGATTTTGCTATGAAGCAAAAGATTGCACCTGAGGTTGATGCTTGGATTGATGCCGTTAGGGCTTTTGTTAGAGGAGTTAACAATAACAAAATAGAAGTGACTAGGAAAAATTATAATGATGTTTTGACACTTGAAGATAGAGGGTATAACCTTCTTAGTAGGTATGCCTCAACGTCCTTTGGTAGGACAGCCGGCCCTCTTATGGGACCGGTTTTAAGGCAAATATCTACTATTAGAGAGATGTTTGAGAGCAGAGGAGTATTTTCTCATAAAACTAGGATACCTCCAGCAATGGGGTTATTGATAGGAGAAAGTAAGATAGGAAAGTCCACTGCCCTTAGACCAATTACGGCATATATATTGTCCCGCTTATTTCCAGAAAAAGCTAAGCATATATCCACAAATCTTGATGAATACGTTTATTCGAGAATGACTGAGATGAAACATTGGGACGGTTACTATGGACAAGAAGTTTGTTTTTTTGACGAGTTTGGTATGACAATGCCAGAGCATTTATTGGCCGACAATGTTCACGCTAATGCTGTTAGAGTTGGAAATGTTTTTAACTATCCTCTTAATATGGCTAGTTTAGAACAAAAAGGCAATACTTACTTTAGGAGTACTGTTGTGCTTGCGACTGGTAATTTGTATGACCCAGCGGTTGATGCGGCGAAAGCTATTTCGTTTGCCGAGGCCTCAGTCAATAGATTTCATTTTATTGCTACGGTGTGTATAAAATCGGAATACTGCACTGAAGATACGAAGCTACTGGAACCTAGGTTTAGGGCCTTAGATCATGCCAAATTGAAGAACCAACATTTTGATTGGGACGTTCACGAATTTCATTTGCAAAAACGTATCAGGGTGCCTGGTGCCACAGGTCAATTCACTTGGAAGAAGAACTGTGAGGTTATCTCTACGAAGGAGTTTTGCAATAAAATGATTGAACAGTACAGACGAAATGAAGCTTTGATGCATTGCATGGTTGAAGATGATCTTATAGCGGCAGAAATGGCGCTTGAAGACGCCATCTCTCTAGGTGAGTACTCGAAGAATGTGTCCGAATCGTACATTGGAGATTTTCAACCAGAGTCCAATTTTGAAACGTTTATTGACAATAGGGAAGCAGAAGGAGCCAAGGGCTTACCTACTATTGAGTCGATAGTTGAGTGCATGGAACGAGCTGCTGCTAAAGGTAGACCGTCAGCTGAAAAGCTTGAGCATATTAAGGCTTTTGTTGACACTGTGATCCATACAACGGATGATAATGGTAGAAAGAACATAGAAGCTCTAAAAGCACGCTTACAAACAATTAGGGATGTTTACAAGACCCCTGATTTTGCTAGTGAGCAAATGCTTGGCGTTTTGTTGACCAGCTCTTCTTTTTTCACTATAGTGGACACGCCTCATCACATGTTTTGTGAAATGCTTGGAACAGCAATGTTCACTCGCGAAAGACATTGGTTTGAAGTGACTGCTTTGCGTACTAATATACTTGATCTGTGCGGGAGGCTCAAACAGGCCGTGTCACGTGGGCTAAAGAAGATTAATGAACTGGTTTCAGATAATATGTTCATGATTGTTTTTTGGTTTGCGTGCGCTACTGCCTTATCCGGTATTGTTACGGTATTAAAATTTATTTTTACTACAATACGTGGGTTTTTCTCTAGTGATAAAGTGGAAGAACAGCAAACGTTTGAAGCTGAGATGGATGTTGGTTTGAATAATGTCATCTCTAAGGTTTGGCGAAACTACTACACGGTAAATTGTGGAGGTAAGATGAAAGGTTATGGTTTCTTTATTAAGGAACGAACCTTTGTAATGCCAAATCATTTTATTAGCGTTATGTACGTCGCCCATCCGGGTGAAGAGGTTGTTTTAAGTCATGTTTCTTCAGGCAGAGAGATAGTGTTTGAGCAAAGTCTCTTAGAAGGAGCCCATGAGTGTGGTTCTGATATGTGTGAATTTGACGTTCCTAACGCCAACCTACATTCGGATATACGCTCTCAGATGACGGCTGCTCCTAACTTCGTTGAAAGAGTTAGGGGTGAGGTTGTTATGGTTACTTTAGGGGATATTGGTACTATTTTGCAAAAGACTACATTTGTTACTAGAAGAAATGAGGATTATGATCATTTAGGTACAAAGATTGTGTTGCCTATGTGTATCGTGTATAGTGCAAACACTAAAGCTGGTGACTGTGGTGCTCCGCTGTTTTTGGTTGATCCGACTTGTAGGAATCAGAGATTTTTAGGATTTCATGTAGCAGGTAGTAGATCAAAGGGAGCTGCTTCTGCAGGTATTGCTAGTATTTTTGACAGGCAGCGGATTTCAGAGGGTGCTTGTGATAACCTCATAACTATGAAAGTGGTTAGGAAGCTTGAGCGATCACCTGGTATTGCGACCAAAACCAAGATTTTGCCTAGCAAATTGCATGGAGCTTGGGGACCTGCGTTGAAGAGACCAGCAGCCTTAACTTCGAAAGTTGTTGATGGTGTGCTTATGCATCCATTGGCTAATGCAGTCAAAAAATATGATGCTATCCCACCTGAAAACGACCCAGATTTGATAAATCTTTGTGTGAACAATATGATAAATAGTATTTTCTCCGGAATTGTTTTAGAACCTTTGGTAAGAATCGATTTCGATAGTGCTATTTTTGGAGAGGAATGTGCTGAGTTTTTGGATGGTCTCAATATGTCTACTAGTCCCGGTTATCCATGGAATGTAGAAAATGCTATTGACGGTGGAAAAAGACGCTTCTTTGAACTCGTTGATGGTAAATGGACCTGGAGGAAAAATAACCATGCAAAACAATTGCAAGAGTTGCTTAAGGAAACTGAAGACGCTTTGATGAGAGGAGAGAAAGTTGAGTTTTTGTTCACCGGATCACTTAAAGATGAACTCAGAACTCATGCCAAGGTAGATGCTTTTGACTCTAGGTACTTTTCAGGGTGTCCCTTGCACTATGCTATTCTTTTTAACAGGTATTTTAAGTCAGCTGTGCCCCATATGATGAAGTCTAGAGTGAGTTCTGAACTCACGGTAGGCATTAATCCTTATTCGGAGGAATGGGATGTAATGGCTAGGCTTTTGCTTGCGAAAGGGGAGAAAATGATAGCAGGTGATTTTAAACACTACGATGCTAGACAGGAAAAGACGATACTAGATCGAATTGGTGTTGAGGTAATTGGTTTGTTTGAGGATACTGAATTCAATGGTGTCAGGTCGCTTTTGTGGGATGCCATGACTGGCTCCAGGCATATTATTGGTAACTCAGTAGTCCAATGGTCTCACTCATTGCCATCAGGTCATGTTTGGACCACGTTCGTTAACTGTATGTACAATATGACAGTTTTCAGGATGGCTTGGGTTACTGCTGGGCAACGCGTGGAGGATTTTACAAAACACGTGTGCTTGAGAGTTTATGGAGATGACAATATTCTATCACTTTCTAGGTTTGCTGAGGACGTGTTCTCACAATCTAAGGTAACTGAGCTATTCGAAAAGCTGGGACTTTGCTACACTAACGAGAAGAAGGAAGGAACAGTCACCGAACACAGGCGATTGGAAGAAATAGAGTTTTTGAAAAGGTCATTTCGATATGAACCTCTCGTTGGTCGATATGTTGCGCCGCTGAGGCTAGAGACAGTTTTAGAGATGCCTTACTGGACTAAAGTGAAGATGTCCGACACTATAGCGTGTGACAATGTTACTTCAGCAATAAGAGAATTAGCGTTGCATGATGAAAGCGTGTTTGATAAATACGCTCCAGTCATTCTTCGCAAATCTTCTGAAATGTATGGTTTTAGGCCAGAAGTGACGTTAAGGAGAAACTTGATATTAGATATGGCGGATTATGTGCCCCGCTATATGTCAAGTTTTAAAGTCCCTAGAAGGGCATAGATAGAGGTAAAACACAGACCAATTAAGTCTATAAACTTCAAAAACAGAAGCGCAAACTTTTTAAACTAACGGAACAAATCTAAATGGTGGTTGTCAGGAAAATTGCGTGTCTTAATGATGACCACAACGTATCTTTTGTTCTTTGAACCTAGGTTTTTTAACCTTACCGCCCAGGATGGGTATCCAGGGCAACACGCTGCTCCTAATAGTGTTTAGTCGTGCTGTTGGGAAAAATGATGACTAGCAAACAATGATAACAATGATGGAGTCTTTTTGGGCTCACTTGATACCAAAGCGGG